GTGGGTACAGCCAATGGAATCTTGGCTATATCCCGATTACTATTCAATCATGCCTTACGTGAGGAGTTCTGTATGATGAATCCCTTCACAGTGGTGCGTAAGAGAGCCACAGAGAGGCGTAAGGTAGTGTGGAGCAAGGAAGATGTCACAAAGTTGTTAGACGCCGCCTACAGCGATTTTAGCACACGTAACATCGGTTTGATTGCACACATGGCATACGAATGGTGTCAGCGTGTAGGTGATATGCGTCTGCTTACATGGGATGCCATCGACTTTGAACAGCGTAGGGTGCTTATACAGCAGTCAAAGCGTAATGCAGAGGTGCAACTGCCTATCGAAGACGATTTGTATGATATGCTAGTACAGCAGGAGCAGGACTTTGGCTTCCAGCAGTACATTGCACCACGTCCGAAGCCTAGAAGCGGTGTGTACGAGCCATATACGCTGTATAAACTACCTTTATATGCACGTAAGCTGATGGATGATGCTGGTTTGTCATCTGAACTACGTCTGTCAGACCTACGGCGTACAGGTACAACAGAGATGGTTGAGGCTGGTGTCGGTATTGGACAAATCATGTCGGTTACAGGACATGCTAACCCACAGTCAGTGAAGCCGTACCTAAAAAATACGTATGCAAGTGCAAATTTAGCATTGACAGCACGTAAAAAAGCATGATATAAGCATTCAACTGCCGCAGGGAACTAATATATAATATAACTATTATAATATATAACTGTATATAGAAAGGACACATATATGATTAATCCAAGTGACTATGATGTTGCCAATGGCGAGACTAAACGCATGAACTGTCCTGTCTGTAAGGGTGACAGAACATTTAGTATCACTAATGATATGGGTAATCTCGTATGGAACTGCTACAAGGTGAGTTGTACTGTTAGTGGTGGTACTCGTGTGCCATTGTCTATCAGTGATGTACAGAAACGCCTTAACCCTGTTACTGATACAACAGAGGATACATTTGAGTTACCTGCATACGTAGTTCCCCATCGTGGCAAACGTGCCGTAGTTAAGTGGTGTGCTGAGTGGGGTATCAATGAGGATGAACATGGCCTGATGTATGATGTAAAGGAAGACCGCGTGGTATTCCCTGTCGTACATGATGGCAAGCTGGTTGATGCGACAGGCAGGACATTGAGCAAACGTATTCCTAAATGGAAAAGATATGGAAAAAGTGGCTTGCCATACACGTCAGGTTGTGGTAAAGTCGCCGTAGTTGTTGAGGACTGTGTGAGTGCGGCCATTGTTGGTTATGGTTCCTTTGTCGGGGTTGCGCTTCTTGGTACATCTCTCCAAGATTCGCATAAAAGGTATCTTGCACAGTTCTCAACGGCAGTGATTGCACTAGACCCCGATGCGCTAGTCAAATCAATACAGATGGTAAAAGAACTGAGAGGCTACGTAGAAAATGTACGGTTGCTAAAGTTGCAAGATGATATAAAATACAGAAACCCGACAGACATGGATAAGCTAGATGCTATCCACAAACAGATAGGAGAATAACCACATGGAATTATCACTAATCAGAAGCCTAATGAACAGGGAGTTTTACGAGGAGCATCGTGGCGCACGTTGTCCTGACCGCTTGTTCAGTAAAGATGTGCGTAAGATTAAGCAGTCTATCGACAGTGCTATGGAACGATATGAACGTACTGTGACACCCGATGAGATTGAGGCGTTGTTCATGGCAAACAACCCAACGCTGACTACTGCACAGAAGCAAGCCTACTCATCCCTGTTCAACAACATCAAACGTGAACAGCCGATGGGCAGTGACGTAGCACAAGAGGTGTTATCCAAGCTGTTCCAGAAGGTCATTGGTGAAGAGATTGCCACACTAGGATGCGACTACGTGGATGGTATGCAGACTAGCCTTGACCCACTGCGTCAGATACTTGAGCAGTATGGTGATGACTTTACACCTAGTGCCAAGGTTGAGTGGGATGACATTGACATTGAGACATTGCTTGCTCGTAATGACCTTGAGGCACGATGGACATTCAACATACCTAGCTTGACACGTAAGGTGGAAGGTGTGAACGCTGGTCACTTGATTGAGGTGGGTGCTAGACCCAACACAGGTAAGACATCGTTTCATGCCTCACTGATTGCATCGCCCGGCGGCTTTGCACATCAGGGTGCTAACTGCATTATCTTGTGTAACGAGGAAGGCTATCATCGTGTTGGTGCTAGATACCTGACTGCCGCTACTGGTATGACTATGCAGGAAATCAAGAAGAACCCAAGCAAGGCACGTGACTTGTATGCACCTGTCAAGGAACGCATCAAAATCAAGGATGCCACAGGCCGTGACATGGCGTGGGTAGAGTCCATATGCAAGGCGTACAAGCCTGATGTAGTTCTGCTGGATATGGGTGACAAGTTTGCTAGGACAGGCGGCTATGCACGTCCTGACGAGGCGTTAAAGGCCAATGCAATACATGCACGTATGATTGCCAAGCAACACGAGTGTGCTGTATTCTATATGTCACAGTTGTCAGCAGAGGCAGAAGGTAAGATTGTTCTGAACCAGAGCATGATGGAAGGTAGCCGTACAGGTAAGGCGGCAGAGGCTGACCTCATGGTACTGATTGCAAAGAACCCACCAGTGCAGGGGCAGGATGAAGAAGATATTGAACGTCATCTTAATATTGTAAAAAACAAGTTGACAGGCTGGCATGGTAGTGTACACTGTCAGTTGGAATATCAAACAGCGAGGTACACAGCATGAAGCTAACATTAGATGTAGAGAATACAACAACAGAACGTAATGGTAAGCTACACCTTGACCCCTTTGAGCCAGATAACTCACTGACTATGGTGGGTATGCTTACAGACCAAGGCGTTGAACGTATCGTTACCTTTGACCACAGTGATGTGGATGCAGATGAAGATGGGCATGTATTGGTACAGGAGTTCCTAGATGCTACTACTATCCTCATCGCGCACAACGCCGCATATGATTTGATGTGGCTTTGGGAATCAGGCTTCAAGTATGATGGCCCTGTATTTGACACTATGCTTGGCGAGTATGTGCTACAGCGTGGTCAAAAGCAACCACTGTCACTTGAGGCTTGTGCAGAACGTTACGAGTTGGATACCAAGAAGCAAGACACACTGAAAGAGTATTTCAAGAAGGGCTACAGCACACGAGACATACCGCATACTGAGTTGTCTGAATACTTGTCTGCTGACCTACATGCTACGCAACAGCTATCAGATAAGCTAATGCGTCAGCTACAGTCAGACAGTTCTAGCCTAAACGATACTGTGGTGCTTACTAATCAGGTGTGTGTTACATTGGCACGTATCTACCAGCGTGGGTTCAAGGTTGACTTGAGTATGCTTGAGGAAGTGCGTCAAGAATTTGAACAGGAGAAGTGTCAACTTGTTGACGATTTACAGGTTCATGTACGCAAGGTCATGGGTGATACACCTATCAACCTAAACAGCCCAGAGCAGTTGTCTTGGGTTATCTATGGTCGTAAGGTTATAGACAAGCATGATTGGGCTACACTTATTGACCCATACATGCCTGAAACTGAGTTCAGACAGCTTGTGGCTACACGTACACAACGTATCTACCGTACTAATGCAGTCCAGTGTCCTACGTGCAAAGGCAGTGGCTACATACGCAAGACCAAGAAGAATGGTCAGCCGTTTGCCAAGCCAAGTAAATGCCCTGAGTGTGGTACGTCTGGCTTCCTGTTCAATCCTACTGACACTATGGCTGGCTTCAAGTTCAAGCCACCTACAGCTAAGTGGGCATCGGCTAATGGCTTTAGTACCAGCAAGGATAACTTGCAATTGCTTGAGGCAGGTGCTAAGACAAGAGGTATGGATGATGCAGTTGAGTTCTTATCGAAGGTGCGTAGACTGAGTGCTGTCGATACCTACCTGTCATCATTCGTTGATGGTATCAGTAACTATACCAAACAGGATGGCATGTTGCATGTCAGCCTACTACAACATCGTACATCGACAGGTCGCTTGTCGGGTGCTAATCCTAATATGCAGAACATGCCTCGTGGCGGCACGTTTCCTGTAAAGAAAGTATTTGTGTCACGATGGGATGGCGGTAAGATACTTGAAGCTGACTTTGCTCAGTTAGAGTTCAGAGCCGCCGCGTATTTATCACAGGATGGAGTTGCTATTGAAGAAGTATCTACTGGATTTGATGTACACGCATATACCGCTAAAGTTATTACCGATGCTGGTCAGCCTACGAGTAGGCAGGATGCGAAGGCTCACACGTTTGCACCACTCTACGGTGCAAGTGGGTATGGACGAACAAAAGCGGAAGCCGCGTACTATGAACACTTCAACGAGAAGTACACAGGAGTCTCCGATTGGCATTCCCGATTGGCTAAAGAAGCTATAACAACACAGAAGATAATCACACCTTCTGGTCGTGAGTTTTCTTTCCCTGATGTAGTGCGTAAGGCAAATGGTCGTGTGTCCTACTTTACGCAGATAAAGAATTACCCTGTACAATCATTTGCTACAGCAGACATTGTACCACTTGCACTATTACATATTGATAAGCTACTTGACGGTATGCAATCTTGTGTGGTAAACAGTGTTCACGATTCAATTGTAATTGATGTACATCCTGATGAAGAGGATGCAGTTATACAGGTAATAGAGAATACAAACAATGAACTACCTAATTTGATTACACTACGATGGGGAATAAACTTTAATGTACCATTGTTATTGGAATCAAAAATTGGCCCGAATTGGCTTGACACTAAAGACGTAGCGTGATATAACTACGGTTCTAAACTCTCAAGAAAGGAGAAATGAATGACACAATTAACAACAGTAGATACAAATAACTTTGCGGCTATGGCAAAGGCAATGGGTATTGCACACGAGAAGACATCATCCTCTTCTAGTTCACTTTCACGACTACGCATTAATCATGCACCTATCATGGGTACAGCAGAGGTTAATGGTAAGAATGTTAATGTTGAAGTAGTCGAAGGTGGTACATACAAACTAGAGATTCCTGATGGGCCGACTCACTATGCGTCATCCATCAAGATGCGTCCTTTCATGCAACGCTTCATGCACAAGCGTTTCATTCAGGGTGATGCCAAGAATCCTGCCCGTTATGTCAAAAGCCTAATGGCAGATACACTTGACATCGACTTGAAGGACAACAGCGGTGGGTTTAACTGTGGTAAACCTGCTGGCTTCATCAAAGATTGGGCGGCATTGCCTAAGACACAACAGGACTTGCTCAAGTCTATCAAGCGAGTACGTGTTGTATTTGGTGAGGTTGAGTTGGTTAATCCTACGAATGAAAAGGGTGAGCCTGTAGAGGTTGCACCTACACCATTCATCTGGGAGATTGACAACCGTGAGGCTTTCAAAGAAATTGGCAGTAGTTTTACTACTCTAGCTAAGATGCAACGCTTGCCTATCCAGCACATCATCACTGCTAATACTGATGAACGCACAATACCTACAGGTGCAAAATACTATGTACCTATGGCATCACTAGATGTTACCACAACAATCGAACTGACTGAAAAAGACCAAGTATTGTTCGGTGACTTCATGTCGTGGGTTGACAATTACAACAACTACATTATCAATGCGTGGGCAGAGAAAGTCAATTCAAAAATGGAAGATGACGACATTGATGTAGTCGATGACCTAGTTGACACTGAAGTAGAAGAAGAGGTAGCATAATGCATCATCCTGCTGAACTAGCACTCCATCAATACATGGAGAATGCAGTGAAAGGTGAAACAGAAATGTCAGAGGAGACCATTGAACAGGTATCTTCCGATATTGCCGAAGCACTGCACAAACAGTTTGGTAGTGGTAAAAAACGGGGCGACTTTAAGTTACGCATGTCTAATGTGGGTCGCCCCACTTGCCAACTCTGGTATGAAAAGAATAAACCAGAGGTAGCATTACCGAAGCCAACTACCTTTATAATGAACATGATGCTCGGAGATATTGTGGAAGCAGTATTCAAAGGGCTATTAAGAGAAGCGGGGGTAAGATATGAAGAGCCTGAACACGTTACTTTGGAGTTGGATGGTGCATCCATTAATGGAACATATGATATTGTTATTGATGGTGCTGTCGATGACGTAAAGTCTGCGTCACACTGGTCATACACAAACAAGTTTGAATCGTATGACAAGTTAGCTAGTGGTGATGCGTTCGGTTATGTAGGACAGCTTGCTGGCTATGCGAAGGCATCGGGTAAAGATGTTGGTGGCTGGTGGGTAGTCAACAAAGCCAATGGTCAGTTCAAATACGTACCAGCATCAGGTCTTGACTTAGACACAGAAATAGCTAAAATACAAGAAACGGCTGACACAGTAAAGGAGAATAAGTTTGAAAAGTGTTTTCAACCAGTACCAGAGACATTTAGAGGAAAGGAGACAGGTAATAAAGTACTTAACGATGGTTGTCGGTTTTGTAGTTTTCGCATGGATTGTTGGGATAATCTAACAGAACGCCCAGCAGTAATGTCGAAAGCCAAAGTGCCACCAATTACGGCCTATATAGGAGATGTAGTTGTACCATAAGGCATGGAGAGCCGCACGTAAATATGGGTATCGTAGTGGGCTAGAGTTGACCATAGCAGAAAAGCTAAAGACAGATAAGGTATCATTCAGATACGAAGCTGTTAAGATTGAATGGCAAGACCTAGCCTACCGTACCTATACACCTGATATAATACTTGACAATGGTATCATCGTTGAGGTAAAAGGTAGGTTCGTTACGGCAGACAGACGTAAGCACATTGAAATCAAGAAGCAACATCCTGAATTGGATATACGATTTGTGTTTGAGAATAGTAAGAGCAAAATACGTAAAGGAGCAAAGACAACATACGGTGATTGGTGTATCAAGAATGGCTTCAGATACTATGACCGTATCATTCCAGAAGACTGGCTGAAAGAGAAAGGCAAAGACAAACACCCTGACTTTATCAGTCATCCAAACTCAACAGTGAAGAGGAGAAAAAAGAAATGAACAAAGATGAAATGATGGAAAAAATACAGGATGAGGATTTCATTATACGAGTAAGACCCTTCTCTGATGACAATGGTGAGTGGAGTGGCGAGATAGACATCTCAATCATGGCATTCCCTAACAATCCTATGGATGATGAAGACTATGGCAATGTCATGCACTTCTGTAAGATGATGTGCGCTACTGTGCCTATCATGGAGCAAGAAGAAAGTATTCGTAATATTGTTCACGAATATGTAATGAAAGTTATTGACAACGAGATGGATATTGATGTAGAACTAGAAGAGAAGATGGGCGTTGAGAAAGAGTACGATGGTAATGTAGTTCATCTTAACTTTAATACTAAGACAGGAGGTTCAGCATGAGACACGAGGCATACATGAAGAAAGCTGCGGCAGAAGTAGATATGGTCAACAGCCCAGAGCATTACAATCAGTCTGGTATTGAGTGTATTGCAGCTATCCAAGCAGCATTGGGTGATAACTTTAAATACTATTTACAGGGTAACATTATGAAATATATGTGGCGTTTTGACTACAAGGGTAAGCCACTAGAAGATTTGCAGAAAGCACAATGGTACTTAAATACATTGCTAGAAGATGTGGCGGCTAGTGATGAGAGTTAAAGTATTTATAAACATTGACATAGATGAAGAAGAATATCCCATCCCTGCTGATGGTATGGTGGGTGAAGAAATAGAAGATGGCATACGTGAATACTTTTATGATGTAGACGGTGCTGATATTAGAACAATACGAACAGTAACGGAGTGAGATATGAACAATTATTTACCAACAGACTACCAGAACTTTATCGCGCTATCACGGTATGCCCGATGGAAAGAAGAAGATAAACGCCGTGAGACATGGGTTGAAACAGTAGAACGCTACTTTGATTATATGAAAGCGCATCTACATAGTACGTGTAACTATGTGCTATCAGATGAACTGCGTAGTGAACTAGAAGAAGCAGTACTCAATCAGGACATCATGCCTAGCATGAGAGCCTTGATGACATCTGGCCCTGCACTAGACCGTTGCCACGTAGGGGCATACAACTGCTCATACGTCCCTGTGGATAGCCCTAGAGCATTTGATGAGACTATGTACATCCTGATGTGTGGCACTGGTGTAGGCTTCTCTGTGGAACGACACAGCATTGAGAAAATGCCTACAGTTAATGAAGACATGCACGAGACTGATACAGTAATCAAAGTAGGTGACAGCCGCCCCGGATGGGCTAAGTCACTACGTGAATTGATTGCTATGCTATATGCTGGTCAAGTACCTAAGTGGGACGTGTCACAAGTACGTGCCGCAGGTGAAAGACTAAAGACATTTGGTGG